TTAAAGCCTTCAGCAACTAAAACTCAGATGCTTGGCGATCTGATGTCTAAAGTTGCTGGCATGACTAAGCAGGATCTTTCTGCTTTCCTCGATAAGACTCTTGCCCAAGTTGGTAAAGAGGCTGATTCCGTTCCTGATACGTCTGGTAAGAACAAAGCAAGTGTTGCAACTTCTGGTGCTGGTACGCCTTCACCTCGTGTTGCTGTTCCTGCTAAGGCGATGAAGGAAGATATGGACGAGCTTCTTTCTGGTCAAGACGATTTGTCAGAAGATTTCAAAGCAAAAGCTGGTACTCTGTTCGAAGCCGCTGTTCAGAATCGTGTGATTCTTGAAGTAACGCGTCTTGAAGAAGAAGCCGAGCAAAAGCTTGAAGAGCAACTTACTCAGTCTATCGACGAGTTGCATCAACAGGTAGAACAGTATATGGACTACGTTGTTGAGCAGTGGATGCAAGAAAACGAAGTGGCTGTAGAGTCTAACTTCCGTGTTCAAGCAACTGAGCAATTCATCGACGGTCTGAAAGGTCTTTTCGCCGAGAGCTACGTTGAAGTTCCCGAAGAAAAGGTTGATCTCATCGCTGACCTTCAACAGTCAGTCGCTGAGCTCGAAGAGTCATTGGAATCAGTACAGGCCGAAAACCTGAAGCTGAATGCTATGATTAGTGAAGCAAGCGTCGAAGCGGCCTTCGAAGAGGTATCTGAAGATCTAGTCGAAACGCAAGTTGAAAAGCTTCGCTCATTGGCTGAAGGTATTGAATATGCCTCTGCTGAAGAGTATGCAGAAAAACTGAAGATCATTAAGGAACAGTATTTCACTGAGTCTAAGCAAGAAAACGAAGGACATACTGGTCTAATTGATGAAGAAGTTTCTGTTGGTTCTAATGATGAGTCTGGAGAGGGAGAAGCTAAGGTAATTCCCGAAGAGATGCAGCATTACTTCCAAGCAATTTCTAGAACGCATAGAAGTTAACTTTTTTATAAATAGATAAGTATATCCCAAATAATAAACAGGAGTAACACTAACATGAATTTAAATGAACAAATTCGCAACAAGTGGGCACCAGTGATCTCTCACCCTGATCTTCCTGAAATCGCTGATTCCCATAAGAAAATGGTTACCGCTATGGTCCTCGAGAACACCGAGCGTGCTCTTCGAGAGGCTGCTGCACAAGGCGCTAGCCAACAGCTTCTTTCTGAAGCACCTTCAAACACCATCGGTGACAACTTCGGCGGCGAGTTCGCTGGTTTTGATCCGATTCTCATCAGTCTTGTTCGTCGAACTCTGCCGAACCTGATGGCTTACGACGTCTGCGGCGTTCAGCCTATGACTGGTCCGACTGGTTTGATCTTCGCTCTTAGCGCTCAGTACGCTCCGGATGGTGCTAACACCACTCCTCGTACCGAAGCTATGTACGACGAAGCTGACACCGACTTCTCTGGTACTGGCACTCACACTGGCATCTCTCAGTCAGGTGCACCTGGTACTGGTATGACTACTTCTGCTGCTGAATCACTTGGCGAAGCTAGTGGTACTGCATTCGGTGAGATGGCGATGAAGATCGACAAAGTCACTGTAACTGCTAAGTCACGTGCGTTGAAGGCGGATTACTCGCTTGAACTCGCTCAAGACCTGAAAGCAGTACATGGTCTTGACGCTGAAGCTGAACTTAGCAACATCCTTGCTGCTGAGATCTTGGCTGAAATCAACCGCGAAGTAATTCGTACGATCAACACTGCAGCTGTCGCTGGTTCACAAGGTACGGTATCTTCTAACGGTACTTTCGACCTTGACGTTGACGCTTCTGGTCGTTGGTCAGTTGAGAAGTTCAAGGGCCTCATGTTCCACATCGAGCGAGAAGCTAACAAAGTAGCTAAAGACACTCGACGTGGTAAGGCTAACCTGATCATCTGTTCTTCTGATGTTGCTTCTGCACTTCAGATGGCTGGTGTTCTGGATTACACGCCTGCTCTGAACGGTAACTCTTTGGCAGTAGACGACACTGGTAACACCTTCGCTGGTGTACTGAATGGTCGGTATCGCGTATACATCGATCCTTACGCAACTACTAACTACATGAACATCGGCTATAAGGGTGCAGGCGCATTTGACGCTGGCATCTTCTACTGCCCTTATGTTCCTCTGCAGATGGTACGTGCGGTCGATCAGGATACCTTCCAGCCTAAGATTGGCTTCAAGACTCGTTACGGTCTTGTTGAGAATCCTTTCGCTCACTCAGTACAAGGTACGCCTGCTGTATCCGACGGTGCTATCACCGCTGGTACTAACGCATACTATCGTATGTCTACAGTCAGCAACCTGTTGTAATAAAAAGAATCCCAATAGGGACATTTTTGAGGGAGCTTCGGCTCCCTTTTTTTATGTACATAAATAGTAGAAACGGTATAATAGGTTTATCCAATGACTATGAATAAGAATATGCTATCGCCAGTAGGCTTTAGCTTCCATATTAAAAAATTGCCAGAGCTTAATTTCTTTGTGCAAAGTGTTACTATGCCTGGTGTCCAGCTGCCTATATTCGAACAACCTACACCATTTAAAGCAATTCCACGTATTGGTGATCATCTACAATATGGAGAGTTATCTGTATCGTTTAAAGTTAATGAAGATTTAGGCAACTATATCGAGATTTATAATTGGCTTGTTGGTCTAGCTTTTCCCGATAATTTTGACCAATACAAAGATCTAGCAGAAGATAGTAAGCAATTGACCGGTGACGGCCTCGAATCAGATAGTTACTTAATGGTAATGTCAAGTGCTATGCAACCAATTATCAGAGTAGACTTCGAAGATATTTTTCCTATATCGTTATCTGATTTGATTATGGATACACGAGATACTGGCATAGAATATATTGAAGCCACGGCACAATTTAAATTCTTGAAATATACATTTACAAGTCTATAAAAATATAGTATAATAACACTTTATTGTTCATAAAAGTGCACACATGACTCTTGATGAAATCTTTGACTTGTGGTCCGATGATACACAGATCGATCGTACCGAACTTGGTAATGCAGCTCTTGAATTGGCAAAGCTACATCACAAGTACTATCGTATATTCTCTCAAGAAAGACTTACCTTTAAAAAACTCGAAGCTGATATGAAACAGTTGAAGCTTGATAAGTATGAGTTCTATGTAGATGGTCCAACAGAGGATCACATTGCAAAAGGTTGGAAGCTACCACCAAAGGGTCGTATACTCAAATCAGATGCTGGTCAATATGTAGACGCAGACTCTGACATCATTGCACACAATCTCAAGCTTGCATATCAACAAGAAAAGCTAGAACTTCTAGCTGACATCATCAAAACAATTAATAATCGTGGATTCCACATCAAGTCAGCAATTGAATGGGAGAGATTCAAAGTTGGCGGATAAGTTATACATTGAAAAGATCAATGAAGTCTATAACAAAGTAAAGACTGACGACAGAGGCATCGCAGAGGAGCTCTCAGCGTACTTTACATTTAAGGTACCAGGTTATCAATTCATGCCTGCGTATCGTAATAAATTTTGGGATGGACAAATACGCCTATTCAATACATCTACACAGATGCTATACTCTGGTCTCAATAACTATGTTGCTATGTTTGCAAAAGAACGTGGCTATGAGGTAGAGTTTGAGTATGACAATAGTGCAGAGAATTATTCGGTAGCAGAAGCAAAGAAGTTTATCGAAGAAGAAAAGTTTACGATGACACCTCGAGACTATCAGCTCGAAGCATACGTAGATGCAATACGTTATAAGCGTGGTCTCTTTATATCACCAACAGCGTCTGGTAAGTCCTTCATCATTTATATGGTGATGCGTAAGTTACTACGTCAGACACTGATTATTGTACCCACAACTACATTGGTGCATCAGATGTACTCTGATTTTGAGGAGTATGGATTCAACAGTGAGAAATACTGTCATAAGATATTTAGTGGCAAAGACAAGAACACAGACAAGCCAGTTGTCATCACAACGTGGCAGTCTATCTACAAACAACGTAAAGATTGGTTTAAGAAGTTTGATGTAGTCATCGGTGACGAAGCACACCTCTTCAAAGCAAAGTCACTCACATCTATCTTAGAAAAGATGGAAGATACAGAGTATCGTTTTGGTTTTACTGGTACATTAGATGGTACACAAACACATAAGCTTGTGCTCGAAGGCTTATTTGGTCCTGCACAGAAAGTTATATCAACGAAGGAGCTGATGGACAGTGGTACATTGGCAGACTTCAAGATTAAGATACTTGCTCTGAAGTACCATGACGAGATACGTAAGATCGTATCGAAGATGGACTATCAAGCAGAGATGGACTTCCTCGTATCACACGAAGGCCGTAACAAGTTTATCAAAAACCTTGCACTATCGTTAGAAGGTAATACATTATTACTATTTCAATATGTTGAGAAACATGGTAAAATACTGGAAGAGATGATAAGAGAAGAAGCAGGTGATCGTAAAGTATTCTTCATACATGGTGGTGTAAAAGGCGAAGAGCGGGATGACATCCGTGGTATTGTAGAGAAAGAGAATAGTGCAATCATTGTCGCCTCATATGGTACGTTTTCAACAGGGGTAAATATTAAGAATCTGCACTCAATTATTTTTGCAAGCCCATCGAAATCAAAGATACGTAATCTACAATCGATAGGACGAGGATTGAGAAAGTCAGATACAAAAGATTCGGCAATGTTGTATGATATAGCCGATGATTTATCATGGAAATCAACATCGAACTTTACATTGAAGCATTTGATGGAAAGAGTAAAGATATATGATGAAGAGAAGTTCGACTACAAATTGTATAGCATAGGTATAAACTAATGCATGTAGTAGTAAAACTTAAGACTGGTGAAGAAGTATTTGGAAAGATGATGATTAAAAACGAGAATAGTATTGAGATTGACGATGCTATGAGAATGAGATATCATATCAGCGATGAAACAGATGCTCCAGTCATGTACTTCACAAAATATTGTATCTTTACACAATCGTTTGATGTTACAATACCCAATGAATGCATCATGCATATATTCAAAGATCCAGTTGAAACTCTTATAGATTTTTATGAGAAAGAATTAAATGAATGCAAAATGAGTTACAAGCAAAACCCAGAACCAGAACCGCCTCGCCGCAGGAAAGGTCCTAGAAAAAATGAAACTCTTATTGCAATGATGGAAAAACTAAAAGGTGATCATGAGGTACACTGATGGCAAATTATATCAACAACAAAGAGTTCTATGCTCTTTTACAACAATTCAAAGCCAATTGCGCTGACGCAGAAAAAGCCGGCCAACCCGCACCACGAGTACCAGAAGATATCGGCAAATGCTTTATGATGATCGCCACGAAGTTGGCAACAAAAGCAAACTTCTCTGGATACACATACAAAGACGAGATGATCTGTGATGCACTCGAAAATTGTGTGGTAGCAGTACATAGCTTTAATCCAGAAAAATCTAAGAATCCTTTTGCATACTTTACACAAATCATTTGGTATGCATTCCTACGACGTATTGAAAAAGAAAAGAAGCAGACATACGTCAAATATAAATCACTCGAACAATTGGTAGTCGATGCAGAACTCCTCGATGATGAAGGCTCTGATGCATACAAGAACTATGACATTGCTAACGAGAAGAT